GTGCTGTGGTGGCTGTAATTATCTCTACCTTAGCTCCCTGTGAGCAACTAACCTCTGATGCCACTCCTGCAAACTTACTAAGAGCCTTAACAGTGTGGACGCTACCAAACCCAGCCCGGTAGTACGCGTCCTCTATTACTACGACGTCGGGCTTGTATTTCTCGAGCAGCTTTAGCAGCTCCTGTCTAAAGAAAACCATCTTTTCCTCGAGGCTCAATTTATCCGAAGGGAGTATAAGTCCGCAGGACCGCTTCGTAATAAACCATCCGGTAGATTTTGTGGACACATCAAGGGCTAGTATTTTCATATTTAGAAAGCAACTCCTTCAGCTGCGATTTCTCCTCCTCAGTATAGTTTGCAGTGTCTGGGTACTGAACATCGATCTTCAGCATCAGATCCCCGGTCGGACCACCGTGTACTCCGCGACCACCCTGACCTTGTAGGCGCATCATGGCTCCGTTATGAATACCGGCGGGTATACCCACGTTCAAATTCTTGTGTTCCTCGACCATTCCCCTACCAGTACACTTATCGCAGACCTTCGTAACCTTCTTAGCGCGTCCACCACACGCGGGACACGCGGACTGGGTTATCATATTGGCCGATTGTCGTATAAAAACCCCCCGACCCTCGCACTGGCCACAATCTTCAAACTCTGTACCGCCTTCTCCCTCACAGATGTCGCAGCCGGAGGCTACTTGGAACTCAAATCTGTACTCGCTTCCGAAAAGAGAGTCATAGAGAGGTACGGATACCACGTGTTGGAAATTCTGGCCGCGCAAGGGTCGAGGTTGTTTAGGACCCGCGTCGTGACGCATACCAAACTGGCTGAATAGATCAAACGGATCACCGGTAGTTCGGAAGCCGCCCATTTGCTGGCCGGTAGCCGATCCTGTAGCGTCATACATACGACGCTTCTCCGGATCAGAGAGCACAGAGTGCGCCTCCGATATAGCCTTGAATTTCTCCTCGGCTTCCGGGTTGTCCGGGTTACGATCCGGATGGTATTCTAATGCCAGCTTTCTGTAAGCAGTTTTTAGATCCGCCTCGTTGACGTCTCTATCTACTCCCAGAGTCTGGTAATAGTCCTTCACCGCCATGGTCTACCTCAACAGTTTCTCCGCAGTCGCAATGGAACCGCAGGAGGTTAGCTTCTATCTGTAACAAACGAACCATCTCTCCGCAATGAACGCAGTATGGTAAATCTAAGACAGCCATTATGATACACTCCTAATGATCTGACCGTAGACTATCAACTCCTCCCCGTCGAGCTCCAATGCTACAACATTGAGACACTCGTCAGAGCTGAGGTCGGGGTACTTGGCTCCTGCGAAGAGGATACGGACGACTTCCCAGATCTGAAACACGTTGTCTTCAAAAATAGAGAAGTCATCCTCTCCTGCAATCGCAACACCCGCATCAAGATCGCGGTTTCCAATTACCTCTTTAACACTACCGCTCAAAGGGATCCTGATCTCGACCTGCTGCTTCAGCTCCCAGGAATAATCCTGGGCGGGCAGCAAGAGAAACCCAGGGGCCACTCCTCGCATCGTGTTAGACACTGGCCACTACTCCTTCATTCACAACGAAGTTGGTGACAACTGCGTCGGTGAAGATTCTCTTCTGACCCTGAGGATTGGTCCATGTGCGCTCCTGGATGTGACCAGTTACGTCGACAACGGTACCCTCGGGAGAAGCCCCGAGTCCCTCAGCAAGATCATTCCATGCAGTAATCCGCACGTAAGAGTTCTTCTGCTGACCGTCCCGCTCGAACGGGATGACAACCTTAGCGTGGAAGAGAGAAGAGTTTGCCTCTCCAACTTCCTTCAGCTCAGGCCACTTGGTGGAGCCGCGGAGGAAGAATCGATTGATGCCTTCCTCAGACTCAGTAGTCTCAACACCATCGAGAACAATCTCGGTGATATTCTGCTTCTGACCCTCGCGGTTGGTGAAGCTTCGCTCCTGGATTCGACCAGTAACGCGGAGCTTCGCCCGTGCGTCGAGGCTGTTGATGTACTCTGCGATCTCTTCCCACGCAACTACACGGATGTAGGACTCTCGATCATCACCTGTGCGCTGATCGGTCGTCGGGATCTTGATCTTGGCTCGCAGAAGAGCCTTGCCACTGCCGGTGTACTTCATCTCCGGCCAGGCCAGCTCGCCCTGTAGTTCTACACTGTTAATTCCTTCAAACGTACTCATTTGTTTCTCCTATTCCATACTCTCGTAGGTCGGTGTATTGGAAATCTTTAGGATCCTTACCATCAGGAAGATCTATAGAGCGTACTTTTGCTCCTCTTTCCAACAGCTTGACAACCATCGGGGTTGCCTTTCTTCCAGCTTCGTCTGCGTCCAGCATAACCACTATGCTTTCTGCGTTTCTCCACAGTAAACGTGCTTGGTTCGGTGTTATCATGGTTCCCATAATAGCAACGGCATTAAACACTCCTAATGCAGCAAGTGACCACACATCTACGAAACCCTCAACCAGGATCAAGGTCCGGTCTTCGCCTGTATAATGCTTAGCAACATGTAGATTGTACAACGTAGCTTCTTTCGGAATATTCTTTAAGAGGGTGTATTTAGGGTCCTCGTTAGAATCTGTCCGTCTGGCACTGACAGTAAGCAGCCTCCCATCTTCGTCTCTGATGGGAATAGTCTCCCTATGGACGCCATAACTGTCAGTCATACCACCTATCTCGTAAAAATCGAGAAGCTCTGAGTGGAACCCCCGGTCCTCAAAGTACGAAGACCTTTCCGGGAGCAACCTCCCGAGCATCTCTTTCTCTTCCTCCTCGTCAAAGGAGCTTGTAGCAGGGGATTGAGGGGAGCTTTGCTTTATCTCCTTCTTAATCTCCTGCTGTTGTCTAAACTTACGGACTTCCTCATCAACCGCCTCTTCGTTCTCAAGGTTGACTCCGGTCAGCTGGGCCATGAGCTTGACGCTCTCTACAAAAGAACGCCCGGATGCCAGCTGAATAAGCCCGATCATGTCTCGATGCTTATCACCCTCGCAGTGCTTGGTATAGCAGCACCACGTCTTGGTTTCCAAGTTCATCCTGAAGGCGGTAGTGTTGTTGCCGCCGTGAATCTTACACGGACCACGTAGTTCTCCCGGGGTTTTGCGCACAATCTGAAACCCCAGGTAGTCTACTACCACCTCGGGGTCGATTATCTGCTTAATCCTGGCTATCGTTTCCGGTTGTATCTTCACTGGATGCCCTTTGAATTCCCTCAAAAACAACGCGTACCTGCACCTGAATCATTGGGTCATCCAAGTCAGGAACTCCTGGTAGATTCTTGTACTTAGCGAGTTCGTCCCGTACAATATCGAAGACGTCGTCTTGCACGTCCTCGAAGGACTTATTGGCAGGGTCTGCGATGGTAGCCTGAATACGTGCTGACACATTCCCCAGCACCACCAGCGCATCGTGCGCGTCAAACACTCCCTTTTGGTCCTCAACCTTGCTGGCTGCGAAGCTGGCGACCATCGGGATGTACTTCATCAAGCCCTTAACCTTCTCTCGAAAGGACTCGTTGCGGAAGTAGAAGAAGAAGAAAGCTGCGAGAGCTATAATGCTCCCAAGACTTTTCCCTATGTCTAAGATCTGATCAAAATTCATATTCGTCCTCCTGATTGACCGTTTGAGAAGATCTTTGGACAGACGCCTCTCTCATTGTCAGAATTTCTTTACGGAAGTAGAGATCTATCCCGTCGAAGTTAGTACCGCCGCCGCGAGTATCCAGGATCTGAAGACGATGGGTTCCCATCTTAAGAGCTGTCTCCCTCCCGACCTCCTCTTCAGCCTTCTTAAAGTCCTCCTGCGTCTTCGCAGACAAGGCAAGAAGTGTATTAGCGTAGCGAAGAATACGATCGGTGTCGGCGAAGTCAGCAGACGTCGCATGGCTCTTGTTAGCACCGTTTCTACCGATCTGAGCAGCTGTAACCACTGGAATGGCCAGCTCTCCTGCTAAATTCTTCAAAGCTACGCACAGATAACCGAGAGCTTGATGCTCTTTGACGTTGCTTATCTGCTGCAGGTCTGAACCTGCGAGCTTGATGTAGTCGAAAAACATAACCTTGGCCTTACCCTGGTGATGGTACTTACGCATCTGGGCGCAGACCCCCTCCGGAGTAAAGTCAGGGTAGTACTTGTGCAGAATGAGACCGGACCGCATGACCTCGAGTGCGTTTCGGATGCGATCTTCATTCTGCGCGTCGTTCACGTAGGTTCCGTTCTTAATCTCTCGCTCGGGAATTCCCGAGAGGATGGACAGAGCACGGAATTGCTGCTCTCGGGTGCTCATCTCCGTGTCCAGGTACAGAACTGGTTGCTGGCAGTAATACGCCATGTGAATGGCCCAGTTCAGAAGCAGTGCGGACTTACCTGTCTTAGGTCGGGCACCTAACACCGTTAAAGTACCCGGCTCCAGCCCGTTAATAGCCTCATCGAGGAGCGGGAAGTTGGTAGGTATACCGGCTCCCCCTCCATCTTCGGAGGTTATCTCCTCCAGTAGCTCCTCGATACCCTCGACGAGATCTACTGCATCCTCACCCCGCTGGCCTGAGACTGCTATCTGTAGAAACTTGTCCTGTGCAAACTCTACGATTGTGTCTGCGTCCAGGTTGTCTCCGGTAAATACCCGGTTCTTATCCGTTACTTCCTCGATGTCCTTAACCGCTTCTATTACCTGAAGCTTTACACTGGCGTCCGTAATTCTATCAATGTAGAAATCAATGTTGTTAGGGTTGACGCCCTTATCAAACAACGCATTGATGTACTCGTACCCGCCAATCATGTCTGAGAGCTTAAGAACCTCAGCCTGGGTCAGTATTGTAGCGGCGTCGAGAGTTACAACATCCTGGCGGGTTAGCGTCTGGATGATTCTCCACAGTGCCCTATGATGCGGCGTCAGAAAATCAGTGTCCGTAAGCTTGGACTCAACTTCGAAGTAGTTGGACGGGTCACGTAGTACACAGGCGATGACAGCTGCTTCGTTTCCTGCATGCGCATACCGGCCCTGGGTCTCCTCAGACGTCATTAGTGTCGTTCCTTTTCCATGTAATGACGCTCTTCCTGACGTCGTCGTAGCTCAGATTTAAGGGCGTTGATTAGTTCAATGATGGGCTTATCCAACCCGTCGAGAAGATCACGTTCCGCTGCTTGCTCGTCGTAGTCCTGCTCCAGGAGCTGAAGTTCTGGTTCTGACGCTATCGCGTTGGCCTCTCGCTCCTTCAAGGTCTTACCCTCGATCTTACCCTTCTGGAGAAGCACGAATACCTTCCTCTCAAGTACCTTCTTCTTCTGACTGGCGATGACTCGAGAGGTATTGAAACGGACCTGCACCGTAATAAGGTACTGAGCAAGCATAATCGTGAATAAAGAGAGTCTCTCGGATGTTGCCGCTTCCATCTCGACTGCAGGTTGAAAGCTGAAGACCTCATCAATTCCTGATGGGGACCCGGCCGCATACAAAGAGAGCTCACTGGAGGTGTCTAACAACTTCTTTCTAACTCTCTCATCCATCTTGCGCCTCCAATATTCTACCCAACAGGACGGTAGAGTCCATGGGTATCTCGTCGTAATTTACACACACCAGTACATGGTCGTTGTCATGTATCCACTCTTTCTTCAGGCGGTCCCGCTTCTTCTGACCTCTAAATGCTGCGGCGGAGGCGTGAAAATGCTTGTTGAACTGCGTGTGCTGCTCGCCCTGAACCTCAATGTACACGTCCAGGTCAGGGATGTAGAAATCAAAGAACAGCCTCACACCCTCGTAGTTCACGTACTCCTCATCTTTGATCAGCGTGTTAGGAAACGCCTCAGTCAGACTTGCGAGTACGCTTTTTGCTAACTGGCTTGGCATCTTCCACCTCTACAGTTTCTTTTACCGGAGCAGCTTCTGGTTCTACGAAAGCCTCCCCCGCAGTGATAGCTCGGATCCGGTCCTCGAGGGTAGTTTGTAGTACGGGGTCGGCCTGGATCGCCAACTTCACCTTGTCCCTACCCTGCCACTTATACTCTTCAAATGTGTACCACGCTCCGGCTCTGTCGATAATTCCAATATCCATTGCGGAGTCTACAACCTCACCCACGGTGTCGTATCCGAGTCCGTAAATGAGATCAACCTCTGCTTCGCGATAGGGAGCAGCGCGACGGTTCTTAACTACCCGGAAGGTAGTCTTGTGGCCGTACACCTCACCTGTTCCCTCATCTGCCAAACGCCGGCTCTTTTGCTGGGGGCTGCCAATAACCTCTATTCGGTAAGAAGCATAGAAAGGAAGCGCCTCACCTCCGGTAGTGGTCTCAGGGTTACCGTAGCTACCAATCTTATTTCTAATTTGATTGATGAAAATCAGTAGAGTGTTTGATCTTTTGGCGACCGGCATGATCTTCTGAATACCCGCACTCATCAGGCGCGCGTGGAGTCCCATCGTCTGCTGGTCGTAGCTATCTTCGGTACGGGACTGCGGGATCAGAGCAGCGACACTGTCAATGACAACGACTGCGAACTCCCCCGTCTGCATGAGGGTGTCAGCGATCTGAAGATTGGCCTCTCCAGTTGCTGCGCCTTCGACTACTTGTACTTGGTTCCCAGGGATCCCAACGCGAAGTAGGAGCTTCGGGTCAAGAGAGTTCTCGGCGTCCACGATAGCGCATTTTAGACCGCTCTCGCATGCATTCTTGATGACACTGTAGCTAAGGAAACTCTTACCGGCACCGGAGCGTCCAAAAAATTCCGCGATAAGTCCGCGCTCAAGTCCCCCATTTCCTATTGCCGCATCCAGTCCAATACATCCGGTAGAAATGGTCTGTCGTTCCACTTCAGCAGCCTCACTTAGCCACCGTATAACATCACCGTGCTCCTTCTTGATGGCCCTTGTGGCCACCCCGAGTCGAGCTTCGCCTTCACTTTTTGCCATAGATATTCTCCAACATCTTGTCCAACCGCTTACCTGCCACTTGTTTGTCTTCCTCGGCGTTGTCGCGGTTGTAGATTTTATTGATCTCGTCGATGACGGCGTGATCTTTTTCCTCTTCTACGAGAGGTACCTCGCCACTTGCATACCCGCACACTCGGTCCATGATGCTGCTCTGGGTAAGAATCCGAATACTCATTATCGGTTCTTTGAGACCTATGTGCTTCTCAAACTTGAACATGTTGTCTATCAACATTGCTGCTTCTTGTAGCGCCATCCGCCGGCTTAAGCCTAACTTCTCACGCTGTCGTACAAACACACTGAGGGTTTTACTGTCCGCAGTGTAGTTAATTCCGCTCGGAGGGTAGGCGCGGTCCGGGTTGTAGTACAGCCGTCGTGCATAAAACCATTCTACAACCTGGCGCGCATTGGTGATGTTCCCCACCCTCTCGTAGTCTGCCTTGACTACACGGTAACCACGTGCCTTAAGAGCTGCTATAACCTCTTCCTCGTCAAAGTAGAGGTCGTCCTTTGCCATTTAGTCTGCCTGCTTAAGAGTGCACACAAGAGCTGTAAAGTCGTCGTCCTTTGGCGACTTCAGTACCACCTGCTTAGCATCCTCTGTGAAGAAGAGAGAAAAGACCTCACCCTTCATTTGTCGTACGGAGTTCTGTAGTAGAACTGAGTCAAAGTGGAGGATGAAGTTATCAGGAGTCTCAACGTCCAGGTCGGAGCTCTCAGCTTCTCCAGTGATACTGGAAGTAGAGAGCATAGCAGTAGACTCGGCGGCGGTGGCATCAATCACCATCCGATGGCTCTTGGCGTCCACTGTCGGTTGCATCCCCTGTAGAACAGAGAGAAAGTCTTCTCGCGAGAACACAGCGGCGGTCTTCTCATCTGTATTGAGGTACGGGGTGTAGTCTGGGAAGGAAGTGTTCAGCAGTGTCCCCACCAGCGTGGTCTCGCCACTCTGCATGAAGAAGTTATCACCCTCGACATAAATCTGAACAGAGTCTCCGCCAGTACCAGCTCGAAGGGTGTCAGCTACGTGCTTGCTGACCACGTTTGAAAACTTTAGCCCCAAAATAAAAGAGCCACGCAGTCCCTTGACATGCGCGGCTTTCTTGAACTCGGCTATTTGGATGCCATCCGTAGCTGCGAACACTACGTCGTCATCGTTGAATGTAACAGAAATGCAATTGAAGTGGGACTTTGAGGTGTCCTTGGACGCGGCGTGTGAAACTGCCAGAAGACCATCCTGGAAGTCCAGCGCCTTAAACTCAGTGGCCTGGTCATTGTCAAATTCTGCGGGCTCGATGAAGAATCCTACGTTAAGAAGAGGATAGTTCCGAACATGGTTCAGGAACTTACCTGTCGAGGTCCGGTTGGAACCTGTGACCTTGAGCGTCGCGCCCTTGATCTTCTCAACCTTAAGATCCGCGTCGTCATACTCAAAGGTGGCAGCAATAGAACTGGAAACATCCTGGCACTTTACCAGGGCCTCACCTTCGGAAGTAACTTTGGCTGGAACTACAACACGTACAGAGGACGCGTCGTCTGATGCTACGAAGGTGACCTCGTCACCCGCGGCTGTAATAAGTACTCCGGTCTTCTCTTCTGCGACCGAGGAACTGGCTGGCGCTATCTCATTACAAGTGTTCAGCGCCCGCTTTAATTCACTGGCAGGAATCGTAAACTTCATTCGGTTAATCTCCATGATTAAAACAGGACACACCCAACTGCGGGTACCTGTGGTTACGACTCAATAATAAGGGGAGATCTCCAAAAAGTCAAGTACTATTGTGCATATTTTCTACTGGTCCACGTCGGGTGATTACCGCCGCGGCTCAGATACTTGCCATTTCCGGACATGTCTAACATGCCTCCTGAATCGTGGGCTTCGCCTGGCCGATACCACGCAGTTAGATTGTTGCGCAGTGTCGGGTGATCGAGGAGCAGTGGCTCCTCAGATAGATCAAATAGTACGTCCATTTCTTCCGCTGTCAAGACCCTATCCCAGAATCCGAGAGCTTCGATGTCACCGCGGTGCTTGTTAATATAGTCAGTGTTGTCCCAGTAGCTGGCTCCGATCGCAGTCTCATTAGTCTTTTGTCGACCTGCGCCCACTGTGACGGAACCATAATCAGTACCATTAACGTACAGGGACATCTCCGCAGTATCCTCATCGTACGTAACGACACAGCTATAGAAAGTAGAAGCGTTGTTAGGAATGGCCGGGCCCTGGACCTGATATGGATTATGGCTAGCCTCGTCGTTAGCCTGGGCATACAGATAGTAGGGATTTAAGGAGTTCTTAACCAGTCGGAAAGGAGCATCGTCGCCGACCGAGGATTCGCCGAGGCCCCAAATGGAGAGCACAGAATTACTTGTAAATGTACACACACTCCAAATAGAACAACTGCCCGCATAGTTAATTGGGAACGGGTTGCGCTCATCCAACGGTGCGTACCAGTAAGAACTCTGCTTACCATCAACAGAGCCTCGCGAGATAGAGGGTGAGATATCATCTAGCACATCGGAGGCGTCGAGGTTGACGAGGGTACCAGAGGCCGTGGTCTGACCCAGCGGTTCGATAATGGGAGCTGTCTCCTGCAGTGTCTCCATGTCCCAGTGTAGCAGGAGCTTGTCGTTAGAGGTATAATCTATACCGCTGGTGCTTGGATCCATTCTAGCCACCTGTCCCGGAGGATTGGCAGTTAGTTCGCGGATAGCTGCCTGACTTAGGGCATCTTCCCAGATCATCATTTCATGAAAGCGGGCACCGGAATGGAGTTCGTCGCCGGATCCGCTTCTAAACTGGGCAATCTTACCCAGGAAAATGGGCTGATCCATGTTTGATATCGGAATGGTGTGGTCATCCCGGGTGCTCCCCAAGTACCCGTACCCTGCGTATACCTTTATGTTATCAGAAGGAAGAGAAGGGTCGTACACTCCGCATATAAATTGCCAGGACTCTGGGTACTCCAGGTAAGTCTTTGCCTGGTTAGTATAACCATTGATCATAAACCGGATGTCGTCGTTAGTCAGCCACTGGAGTCCGAATCCGCCGTAGGCTTCCGATCTGTCCGTGAAATTACCCAGGATCCCTTCGCCGGCGATGCCCTGCGCGTTTCGCTGCATCCAAACCCCCACTGTGAAGGGCTCACCGGGGGTATAACCAATCTCCGCAAGGGAGGGTCCCTGTACGAACTCACCGGTCACACCGTCCATGTCCAGACTCTTGGTCTTGACCTTAGAGTCGATATACGAGATCAATCCGCGAATGTGGAGAGCGGCGGGAACTATTGCCCCTAACCCTGTCGTTCCTCCGCCTGTAGAACCGGGGGTGTAGGCACCTGTAATGTCCCCAATGAGATTGTTAGCGGAGAGCTGTGCGATGGCGGCGGACATGCTAGCCACAGCTGGGATGTTAACCGGTCGGATTGTCGCCATTAACGCTGCGTTCATACCGTTGACGTACGCAGATATAGAGGACGGGTTGGAGGTTGGGTATATTCTACCGCGAAGGTCGTGGAAGGTGGTGTTAACCTGCAACAAGGCGTTCAGGTCGTGGATCTGACCGATTCCAGTAATGGCTGCACCCATATCAGCTCGAGAGGTAAGTCCTATAACCGACTGAATACAGAAGCGAACTGCCTCGTCGATTGTCTGGAAGGACTCTAGTTCGGCGAGTCTACAAACCCGGGCTGCAGCGAACTCTCCAAAGAGATTGTCTGCAATGGGACGGAAGGACCGGATGTTAATCTTCCAATCCGCGTTTGCGTCCTTAGCAAAAGTCTTCTCAGTCCCAGACACGTAGAAGTACTCAACGAGTTCTCCTTCCATCTGAAGTCGGATCTCTTGTAGATCGAACTCATCGAGGTCCTTAATGTCTGCTGAGGTTATTCTGTTGATAGCTGGCACCACGCTCATAAGAGGGAACGTGGCGGTTACGGTAGCGGCGAGGTCTTCTCCAGTCAGGGTACCCTGAATGAAAGCGCCAAGATTACTTCCGCGGAACGGGGAGAAAGTAACTGGGATTGTATCACACGTCAGGAACTCACCCGCATCGCGTACGGCGCGAGGCGACCAGCTGACGGAGATGGAATCTATAGCGTGGAATAGATCCCCCGAGTTAATCTTAGCACCCAGGGTAGCCTCTGCCCATGATTCAATGTATGCGCTAATATCTCCAACGTGCTGAGCATACGCAGATGCGGCCAAGGTACTGTTACCTGACCCTCCGGTGCAATCCGGCCTACCAATCACGGCTCTAAGAGACGACGCTGACATGGTGCTCACATTCATAACAGCGGTAACGAACGTTTCCGATACACGGATGAACGCTCCCAGGTCCTTAGTATCACGGAGAGCCGCGATGGATGCGCCCAGGAAAGCTACGTTTTCATTTATAGTCATCACCGCTGACAAGTTGTAAGGATGTACAGGCTGCGCGGATGCCTCTAAATTCTTAGCGCTCTGATCAAATAGCTTTGATCCGATGTAGGCCTGTAGATTGTCTGCTCCGAAGAGCTCGATGTACGCTCCCAGGTCACCCGTACCGCCTGTAGATATCTTAGCAGTCAGGTTACTGTGGGCAAAGACACCTCCTCTAATAAATGTAGGCAGCTGGGTGTGTCCTACCGTACCGGTGTCGGATATAGTAGCAGGTAATCCTAATTTGAATCCAGTATCCCCCGTGAACACGGGATTAATATCAGCGTCGAGTTCGCCAGCACCCTCAGGGGAGATTCGCATGTTGGTGGGGAGATCCAAGGTACCGCTGTCTACACCTCTAATAAATCCAAGAACCTGTGGGGTAGGAATACCAAGCATCTTACCTGTTAGGACAGCAGTTTGGAAACCTCTGATCTGTCCCAGAAGATCTCCTCTGTGGACAGGGTTGATGTACGCTATAAGATCTAGCGGGGTGTGAATCATGGCGCGGAGCGTAGGTGAGGCAATACCTGTCATGCGACCACCGATACTCGGTGCGAATGGGAACAGGGATCCTTCTAACAGCTCATTTATAATCGCTGGGAAATCTGCGGCGGCTCCGAAAATAGAGGCTGCGAGGTCCTTCTCTCCCAGAGAACCCTCAATGAAAGCCGCAAGTGTGGCTTCGAAAAGACCAAAGATGTTTCCACCGAGATCCGGTGTCTTGGTTACCAGGAATACACAAGCGTTCATATCCCCATAACCCCAAGCATGGATGTTAGCGGGAAGGAAGGGATTCTTCTTCAGGTATGGTACTTGCCCAGGGAAAACTGCATTAACCCTGGAGGAAAGATCTGGAAACTTGAAGCTACTCGGAGGCTTGACTACAGACCCTTCTTCGATAATGAAGTCCGAAATCAGAGAGACCCCAGCGGTCGAGCCTATTACGGCTTGAAGGTGGGGTCCCGTGTGTGCTTGTATGATAGATCGAGCAATCGGCCCAGCGTCTTCACGCCCCGCATTCCACAACGCAGAATTGTAAAGAAACCGATTATAGGTCATTCACTAATCTCCACTGGCGCTCTTATACTACTACCGCGGGGTCATCCACGATGGTGCCCCCTGTCATGGTTGCGTGATTATCATTGCCGGACCTATCCTGGATCCCGTCTGTACCTGTAGTGTCAGGGTCGTCTCCCAATCTGTAATAAATCATAAGGTTCGCCCCTTCTATATTACTCGCGGGAGCGACTCCGGCGTCACCGTCGGCGTAGAGAGATGTAATATCTTCTTGGGTAAGGGGGATATTCCACATTGCAAACTCATCGACGTTTCCCTGCATATCATACGCAGCGTCGTGATCACCTGATCCAATTTTTAAGGACTGGTTTGCTGCAGTGAGAGCAATATCAGAGCCGGTCGCGGATACCTCCATGACACCGTCAACATACAACTTCACCCTCTCTGTTGACAGATCACCGTCGTATACAAATACGTAGTGGTGCCACGCTTTAACGTAGGCGTCGGACGGGGCGACCCAGATAACTTTACTGGAACCGTTGTAAGCACCCCAATGCGCAGTAAGGCTCTGAGAGGTCCAATAGGCACCGAATCCATTAGTTAGGCCGCTTGTACTATGGTTCCCATAGATCATATCAAAGCTTCGACCTGTTAAAGTATTTTTACTCCACTGGGAAATGGTCATCTGATTTGTAATCGTCGGGCCCGCCCAGTCTTGGATGGCGTCGGTGGTGACGACCTCATCGCCTAATTCAAACTCGATGGATTTACTATTAGTGTAATAGAAAGCGTCCGCACGGATCGACTGGGTATCGATAGGACCCGTAGACCTGCTGCCTACTGCTGATCGAGCGCGAGTAGCATTACCCATCGGACATCCTGTTTACATTTCCGCCAATGTTAATTCCACTGGAAGCAGCTACGAGCTGGTTGCTGTATACCTTGATCTCTAATCCACCTGCAATAGTTTCACCTGCGATAAGGAGCTGGCGGCCATTAGCAGAAGGGATGCCGACCTGGGTTATATTAGCCACGTCATCGACGCCTGCCCACTCAATAACAAGGGAAGCTTCATTGGCGGTGTTGTTAACTCCCCACAGCCAAACCTCATCCTTCTCACCTGCCACGGCTGTGGAGGTGTGGATAAGGGTGCCGGGGGAGCCGCTTGCGGTGACATTAATATAGCCACCATTGGTACTCTCCGACAAAAACTCTCTACTTATTGGACTCATTGTTATACTCCTATTAAATTGTTACACTTGATCCCAAGTTCTTATAATACCGCCTTCAACAACCACGGTATTTAAAACAGTGGGAGACGCGCCGGAAGTTGGCGCTGTGTAAAAAGTTCTTGTAGCGTTCAGCCCATCAGAAGTGTGTACAGCTATTCCCGAAACAGTAAGAGAGTCAGTAAACGTACCACTTGCGGCTGTTATAGCATCGTTTGAAGTTATGATATCCTTTACTTCCTCAATGAAGAAGGTGGTAACAGATGCGTCTACCGTCAATGTGGTACCTGCAGAGTGTCTAGCGATGAGTCTAAAGGTGTCCCCCTCAACTACGGGGAGAGTCGCAGTAGATGCTAGCATGTAGGTACCCCCGTCAGGAGACGGTGCTTGAATAATGAAAACAACAGTACCTTCCAAAGGATCTGTTGAAGTAGACTCATTGTTCTTGCGGATCAACAATCTACGTTGCCCGGTAGCATTAGGACTGTAACGAATCTGTCCCCACATTCTTACGTTACTAACCCCTGCGGGTACTATAAACGCAGTATCATCGCTAGGATCAATCCACCCCCCGACATCAAGATTGGTAATGTCCCAGGGAAGACTAATTCCTATGTTATCACCTATAGAAATACCAGAAGTAGAAGTAACGAAAGCACTTCTATGCTGAGTCTCTCCTATATTTGATGCTATCTGCCCTTGTAAGGAACCGGACACTGAAATTAATTCTGCTTCGGATGCAAACCCTGTATGAGCTGCTGAAGCATAGTCCAATTCACTGAGAGCACTGTGAGATCCTACGCCTGTTCCCGTAGAAACTGGTACTCCGGAGATGGTTAGAGAACTACTGAAGGTACCGGTAACAGCTACCAGCTCAGTGATGTTGAGCGGGTCTGGAAGTTCAAAGTCTCCGCCACTTGTACCGGTAGCGACCGGCTGGCCGGAGACAGTGAGAGAGGACTCCGCCTGTATCTGGTTAGCTATGATGAGATCATCAGTAATAACAGACTGCGTCACGGGTAAGTCTGGAAGAGACGACAGGGTAGTACTCCACACGAACAGGGAGCTTCCGCCATTAGACTGGCCCCCTGACCGGGATGCATCTTTACCCACGTGTACAAGGGCTGTTGGTGAATTAGCAGTATTACGAAACTGTACCTTATAGTCGATCGGGGACAAACCTGGAGCATTTTTAACGTGATGGAAGAAGAACAGTGGGAAGTGGTCGGAAGGGACAGTTACATCCGTAAAGTTGTGACCAGTATCCTCCCGATAATTTATGCCGGCGGAATCGTCTCTTAGTCGCACGCCTCCCAACTGCGTCAGAGAATCTGACTGCACATTAGTAAATGCTATTACAACCAAATCCTCAGTCTGATTGGGGGTATACGTGGTATCAAGTCCCGAATAATCAGCGTAGGTATTACTGGCGGTACCCCCGTCACCGGTGGTATCGTTAGTCTCTACGAACTGGTCGAACAGATCCTTCTTAATTAGGATATTTCGGCCGCGACGGCCATCGGCGTACGAGCCGGACTGCAGCTTCAACTGGCTAGTGAAGGTATGATTGCCCGAAGAAAGGTTAATCTGCTGCATGTGAATGAAGCCATCAAAGCCCAGCGCAACGCTTCTACCTCGCTGTAGCCAAACTGGTGATGATACGGCAGCATCTATGAGGAAATGTACGCTTTCGAGCGCAGAGTTTCCGCGATCATCGTTACATTCCGCGGAACCTATGTAGATATAATCTCCAGGCTCCGTGATATTGAAGGTTGATTCCAGAATGTCAGTAAAGGTAGAGGACACATTACATGCCACGCAGGCATCACCGTTCTGGGTCTCTTGGAAGTAGTTTGTATTCTCTGTAAAGTTGGTGGTGGGCATGGCAATGATGCCCATCGCACCCGCAGCTACCATGTCCGTGTTTGCGGAGTTACGCAGCTGGAACTTGAGAGTATTAGTCCCATTACCCGTGACCGTGTAAACACCTTGGCATCTATTACCACGGTTATGTGTAGTAGAACTGGATATTGTATTATTGTTGTCGGATCTCGTCAGGGCGATAACGGTGCCGCCATGGAGCAGCTGCATTTCAGAACGACCTGTTCCGGTAGAATCACCGTGATTGGCGCAGTACATAACCAGATAATCTACGCCGTTCTCCAGCGCTACAGTCTCACAGTTAACGTCTGCGAACGAGGTGGAGGTGCTGGTATGCTCAGTGTCCTCAAAAACAGATGTGATGCCGGCAGAGCCATGGGTGGCCGCAATACCCACCGTCAGAAGAGTGTCCGCATGCATGTTGGTGGAGCCAACGAACGTTGCTTCCAAATCTGCGAGAGAAACATCACCTGTGAAGGTACCCGAGGCCGTGGTGATCGAGCCATTATCAATCACGGTACTTCCCGTACCAACCGTCAAACCGCCCGTAAAGGTTCCTGTTACGGCTACGAGCTCCGTAATGTTAAGGGGATCAGGTACCTCGAACGCTTCCAGCTGTACCGGTATACCGGAGACAGTCAGGGACTGGTCGTAAGTACCACTAATGGCTGAAATAGTTCCACTGGAAGCTATGTTTGCATCGTATCTCATTTATTTACTCCGGGTATCCATATAGGTATACTGTTCCTTCAAAAGTTCCGCCGGCATTCTGCTCGAACCTCAGTCCAGTAAGTCTGATTTTTCATAGCGCAGTGCTGCGCCCTGTATCTGGGTGTAACGATCGTCGTCGGCGAAGTAAGCTGCTTCCCATGTCCAAGAGGGGTAGTTAGACGCGGTACCCATCTGCTGGATCTTAAGAATACCATTGTACTTTTGATCAGCGTCAACACCCATTCTGTATGTGGAATCAGATACTCCGACAAGATACACACGGGAAGCTGTCTGGTAGGACCCAGAATTGACTTCATCTGCGGCTGCTGTACCGAGAGCGGCGCTGTTACTCCGGACAGTCGTCAACGTAGATTCCGTATCCATAGAGGTGGTATAGCTGGCAGTAGCCACCGTCTTCTGTCGCACCTGAAGGGCCTCAGTGGCCACTTCAGTATTTTCAAAATCAACCATGTGTAATTCAAAGGTTCGATACCCTGCAGGTAGTTCCACCGCAATGTCGGTCCCTCCGGAAGTGTAAGACCCGATGAACTCCAGGGCCCCTCCACCCCCACCTGCGCCTCCTCCGCCAACTACTGCGTCGTCTATACCTGCGAAGATATTAGCGACACCTGTGCGCGGGTTCACGAATCCGATCTGCACCTCATCAGTGCTGTTGATGGTGAAGTCATCTGACTGGACCTGACTACCCGCGTCGTCCAGTACAATATAGTTAACCTTGTCGGTGTCCAAGTTGTGAGTGATAGTCCAGGTGTCGGCTGCGACCGACTGGACGTGAGAATAGATACCACTGATCGTGGTAGGTTCAGCGGCCGGCTCAATGTTTACTGGCACACCGGAGACGGTGAGGGAGTCTGTAAAGATACCCGAAGCCACTGTCAGCGGGTCGGGGATCTCAGCAATTCCACCACCAGTTCCGGTGGAAACAGGTACTCCGGAGATCGTCAGAGACTCTGCGAAAGAACCACTGATAGAAGTAAAGTTTGTACCGCTGATCGCTACCGGATTAGCCTGCTCCACGCAAAACCAAGTAGCCGAATTGGCAGTGGCGTCTTGGATATCCAAATCGGAACCGTGTTGGTGCCAGACGGCAGTGCTGAGGGTATCGCCCGGTGCAACCGCAAATACCTTCGTAGTTACGTGGTGATGCGGTCCGCCTGCGACGTCTGACGCGAGAATAGAATTTCTGTGAAGAACACCGTCGATGACATTGCTACCATTCAACTGAATCTGAACTAATCTTCTTGTCGCGGTAGACGATGTCTCCCAGTTAACATACAAATGTGCCCGGACATGGGTGATTCCTTGACCTTCGGGAACAGTGATGATGGTATTGTCGGCCCCGAGATCAACCCAACCTCCCGTATCCTGAGTCACCGTATCCCAGGCGATAATATGGTTGGTCACATCAGCAACCGTCTGGTTGCTGGTAATCTTAACCGTGGCTCCAGTAAACCCATTAACCGGTACAACATTGTCAGTGCTGATTTGAGTACCGTCAACGAAAAGAAGAGGTGTTTGTATCTTATCCCCGTCAATAAATACAGTACCGCTTCCCACCTGGAGAGACTCACTAAATTTACCACTGCCCGTGACCTCGAACTCGAGATCACCATCGTATTCCTCACCGGTAATGTGAAAAGGCTTACCCGGGGTGACTGCTATAGTACCATCACCGCCATCGTAGGCGTCCTGCAGTGTGCCTGCACCGCCTCCAGTACCAGTTGATACAGGGACACCTGAGATAGTAAGGGACTCAGAAAAAGATCCACTAATAGTAGATAGAGATTCTGGTACAGCGCCCAGTTCTCCCGCAGGCATCGGTTCTCCAATGCCGTGGATATTACCAGAGGAGTCGGCTCGGAAGAAAGAGAACTCCACCCTGTCCATGAAACCGTCGCGGCGGGAGCCGCAAAGACCGACCGCATTGAAAGAAGTCATGGTCGTATCGGTGTCTATGTCTATGTCAGCGAATGTGTTCCAGCCTCGTCCATCCTTAGACCAATCCGCACGGATAGCATTGTTAGTACCGTCCCACTTAAGACGTAGGAATGTACCGCCTGCAAAAGCATGGTCGCTGGTGGTCTGGCTAATCTCCTTCTTAGAGGGGGTAGTGTCCTCGCGATCATCAAACTCCCAGCATCCCAGGTCCCAGCGGACCTCGTCCAGTGCAGCGGGGCCGGAAAACATATTGATGCCGAAGAAGAGAATATTAGTGGTAGTCGGAGCACCTGTATCCTGAATCAGGAACATACCGGCCCAGTGGTCGTGGTTGTAATCCCCGGACCACAGCTGGTTACTGTGCTGCGGCATCACGTGAGTGACGAGGTGGATATCCCCGTCTGTCTCGGAATAAGGCTGGGTGATTCCTACGATATCATACTGGTTAGTTCCGAAATCCAGGGTCATCCTCTTAGGAGGGCCATTAGTGTGAGGTGGTGAGGATAAGGCCGCGTCAGGATCAAATACCGTCCACTTAGTGGAGATGTCCAGTGTGCCCTCAAACTCATCATCGAGTCCGGAAGAGTCTGCAACTGCCGGAGGCATGAGGGGGTCCCAACGACCAGAGCCGGATGCGGCGGTGATGGTAGAGAAACTTCCGCCCGTAGCAATACTTACAGTGCCGCCGCCGTCGTCAGTAAGGGTGTAATCGGTAACCTTAATAGTATCAACGTCATTTACAATTACATTACCGCCCTGATCTTGAACAGTTAGGAAAGATCCACCAGCAGTGCCGGTGGAAACAGGCACTCCGGAGATAGTAAGTGATTCGGTAGCACTTATGCTTGCTAACTCCAGCGGGTCAGCGGTACCGCCCCCACCACCCGTGGGATCTAAATAGTTACCCAATACAGGGAAAGCGCGTCGGCCGGTCCCTGCAAAGTGCGGGTCGATGCGGAAGAATCTGGCACCGTAGTTCATCAGACTGGTAGTTAGCGCATTACTGCAAACAATACCAATCTCGCTCACGGTGAATGGGAATGTATAGAAAGGGAACGACTTCCAACCAAACCCGTCGTACGAATAGGAAAGATCAAAGGCACTGTTACCGGCATCTCGGGCGACGGCTCTTAGGAAAACGCCATTAGGGCTAACATTGCCCCCATCGGTATCAATACTGGTACTGGCAGGAGTATCGTCGGCGTAGTCCGAGAAAAGAGCGCGCTGTACCGAATACCCACCAGAGTCCATAACTATTCCCTGGAATATAAAGTCAGTGGTGGAGGGATTACCGGCGGCGTCTTCGAAGAAAGCAAAGCCTATGTGCATAGAGTCAGCGCCGGCGAGCGAAGCGGTCGCGCCTAAATGGACGTAGGTCACAGCTTCCCATTTAGACTCAGTGGGGATAGGCTTGTAAATACCCATGAACTCGATGTCGTCGGACGTGTTAGTCTTTCGCATGTGGAGTCCGCCGCCCTGCGGGAAGGTTTCTATCGTTATAGCGGTGCTGCCTGGGTCCCAGACGGTCCAACCTCCCCAAGCCTCCGAGCCGGAAATGACAGTGCCTTCTACGAACTCATCGTCATATATGGTACCAGAAGCTGGGGCCAGGAAAGGGTCCCACTTAGTTCCCGAGGCGGGGATCTGACCGATTCCGCCGCTTGAAGAGGATCCGCTGGTCGTAGTAAGGCTGATAACACCATTACCCTCGTCGATGAGAGAGCCATCGGTAACCTTTATCGTGTTCACGCCGGTTACGGTAGGATTTCCGTCCTGTTCCTGCACCGTGAGTGAGCTTCCCCCGCCAGAACCTCCTGTATCAATAGTTACTTGTCCAGAGCCATCATCAACCAGCGTGCCTGCCGTGACTACGATGGTATCTACGTCAGCTACTGTGGGATTACTGTCCGTAGTTCTAACTGTGAGCGCTGCGCCGCCGCTCCCGCCGCCTGCAATGTCAACAGGAATTCCGGAGATGGTCAGAGACTCGGTAAAGACACCTGTAGCAGTGGTGAAGGTATCACCCACCGTTAGGTTATCGAACACCCCGAGAGGTGCCGTAACTGTACCGCTCGCATTAATGTTAGCATTATGCTCTGACATTGTTCTCCTTAACCTCCGAAGACCTGACTAATAAAGGCCACTTGTGTCTCATCTATAGAAGAGCCGGCTCCGGTGCCCGTAGAAACTGGGACACCTGAGACGGTGAGGGAGTTAGAGAAATCCCAGTCGCCAGTGATAGTCTGGTCTGCCGCTGGGTCGAAAGAAGAACCGCCTCCTCCGGTAGGATCTAAATAATTTCCCATCATAGGATGTACACGCATGCCGGCGCCATTATACCTATTGTCTATTCGAAAGAACTTAGCACCGTATCTGTATAGAGTAGTTCCCGCACCGTTGACACAGACAATACCTACCTGTGCAACATCGTAACCGGGGTCTGAGGCGTTCATAGACTTCCAACCTACACCATCAAAAGAGTAAGCCATCTCCCAGACGTGGTTGGACACGCCGTCATTGGTCTTAATGACTCTCAAAAAGACACCATTAAGATGGAGACCGTTAGTGGTGGCTTTGTCGAAATCGGCGGAAGAGGGGGTCGTATCTGTATAGCCTGTGTAATTTCCTCTTTCGATCGCCCAATCATTATTGGGGGAACTGGTGAGTCCTAAGAACTGGAAATCTGTAGTGGTGGGGGCACCTGATGCATTATCGAAAATGGCAAAACCCACTTTACGGTAACCGGAAGATAGATCTGCGGCGGCAGACATCGAAACGTATGCCCATGCGACCCACCTACCCGTTGCGCCGTCAGGGGGGACGTCTTGGAATATACCCAACCACTCCCCCGTGGCGTTAGAGTTTCGCATATAAAGGCCGGCTTCATCATTTTCAAGGGTATGGAGATTAGTGCCTGGGTCCCACAGAGTCCAAATACTACCAGCCCCGTAGGCTGCTTCACCTTCAACAAACTCATCGTCGTATACTGTTCCACTGGCTGGAGCGATTTCGGGCATCCATAGAGTTCCAGATGCCGCTACCTGGCCTAAACCTCCTGATCCACCTGAGCCGCCTGTATCAATTGTAATCTGGCCACTGCCGTCGTCAGTCAACGTACCGTTAGTAACAACGATAGTGTCTACGTTAGTGACAGTGGGATCACCATCAGCTTCCTTAACGGTGAGGGCTGAGCCTCCACCGCCGGTACCAGTAGACACGGGGACACCAGAGATCGTCAGAGATTCTGTGAAGTCCCAGTCGCCGGTGATAGTCTGGTCCAGGGAGGGGTCGAAGGAAGAACCTCCCCCACCTCCAATATCCACAGCAATACCGGACACGGTTAGCTGGTCGGTGAAGATACCAGAACCTGTGGTCAGACTGGCACTGTCTATGTGGGTTGAGCCTTCGCCTACCGTCAGACCTTCGGTAAAGGTTCCTGTGACAGCAACGAACTCTCCGACCCCTGATATAACAACAGGCTTACCGCTGGTGGTAGTGATCGTACCATCACCGTTATCGTAAGCCTCCTGGAGAGTAGTGACTCCGCTCGAAGCGACACATGGCCATATGGCGGCCTTACCATCCTGAGCAATAACAAAGGTGAGCTCAGCATTATTACTATCCGTCATCGAGAAAGAGTCTGGATAGATCTGGGAGTCAGAACCGTCGAATACAATGTAGTTAACGACGTCTGAGTCAAAGTTATGTTCTATAGTCCAAGTGGTCTGGGCGGAGAGCTGCTCGTGAGTATAGCACGGAGCACCTCCCCCGCCTCCTCCTCCTCCTGCACCTGTACCACTTACTACAATTATCTGACCCTCTTCTGTTACAACAACTGCTCCGGCTCCTGCGATGGTCACAGCGCCCTGGAGATCGTTGATAGACGCCACTGTAGTACCCGTAGCTACCGTCTGACCGGATACAGTAAGTCCAGTCTCCGCGTCTATCTGACCAGCGTCCACAGTATCCGCTACGACTGTCTGCGCAGTCACGGTACCGCCGCTAATAGTTGTACCGGAAACGTCGTCGAGGAAGGGCTCAAAGATAGCTAACTCTTCGAATGTAGCATCGTCTCCGAAGGTAGATGTCCCGCCGACGGTGACTGTTCCTGTAACGGAAGCATCGCCGAAGGTAACAACTGCATCTTCGGTCGCTGTCAAAGAGCCGGTAATGACTACAGTGTTGAATTTGGCCGGGTCTGGGAGCTGGTGCATAACCGGGACGCCTGATACTGTCAACAGGTTGAGGGCCTCTATCTCATCTGCAGAAACGGAGTGTGTGGTGACTACATTGCTATCAATGGTGGTAATAGGAACGTCTGGCGTAGCAGCCGGTAGGGAAAGACCCCATAGGATTAACGATCCGTCTGTGTTCGTGGTAGAGTTACCGTCGGACGGATTACGGAACTGTAACTGGAATTCTCTGGCGGAGTCAACACCGTCAAGGATGTGGAACATCATGGTAGATCTGTTTAACGTGTCGTCGGACACTCCGGTAGCATTGTAAACGCGCTGTCCTGAATCTTCTACGTAATTCTCACCCTCAGTGACGTTAGTGATTCTATAAGATGCGGAAGCGTTGTCGATGGATGAAAAATGTCCCGCGGAACCTATTATCACCACCTGCTCTGTTTGGTTAGGGGTGTACGTCTGCGTATAGTCAGTAAGTACAGAGAAATTAGCAGAGCTCGTAGACTGGTCTACGTCCGACTGCACTCCCTTAATCTGATCGAAGGAGGCGGCTCTAACCACGCACATACGAATACGGCGAGCGTCGCCGGTGGCCAAGAAAGCAGTATTAACACTCATCTGGAACTGAACAGTGTGAGCACCTGCGGACAAGGTCCGGATCACCGCGCCTGGGGCGGGGCAGTACTGGGAACTACCTGTCTCGGACTGCGTCAACAAACCACTATTACTACCATCGAGCTCGAACCTGCCCCGGCCCTCAATACCGCCTCTAATCTCAGCGGAGAATAAAATAAGATAGTCGCCAGGGTCGGTCACTGAGAAGTTAAGGGGGGTCCCCGTGTCTGTCCAGCCCGAGGAGCCAACGTTTATAGGAGTTGCAGTTCCATTCTCAAACCAATAGTCCGT